CCGCCGTAGCGAATTTTTACGATTCCTTTCCGTGGTGTCGTTACTCACCATTTGGTGCGGCCCGTAGTTACGGGTGGAGCGATCACAGTTGTTGCGGACGATTAACGGGTCCGCGCTTTCCTTGTGAGATAGTCAACTTTTTAGCTTTGTTCTTGTTACGCCTGCGCTTATTCCTGCGTTGTACCTGGATTTGGTCACCCAAGTTTACAATGCCGGAAGCAGCACCTTGTACAGCTTGCCCGACTGGCCCGAACTTACCCACGATGGGCAAAATTTCTTTTGCAACACCGGAGATAGTAGTCCAAAGTTTGCCGAGGTCGTTGTACTTGGCTTCATAGGCGTCCTTAAGCTCGCGAGAAATGGCGAAGTACGTCGTCAACGCACGTTCGTCATAACGCGGGGCAAGTTCAAGCTGGGGAGAAAGAGCGGATGCCGGCTGCACCCGCATCTCAATTCCGTAGCGAAAGAAGAACGAAAAGCTAGTAGTGACAGCCAGATTTTTGGCGCAGATGTGCGCCATCACGTCGTTGAGCATTGGAGACGTTACGTAATTAGCAAACGTAACATTTGCAACTCCAGGTGCTTTGACAGTGGTGGTTGCGGCAGGTAATGCCACAGTAGCACGAGTGCACGGCAGTTCCCAGTGCGGCCAAGCAAAAGTTTCAGACTGCGGGAATTCGTAAACCCCCTCAGTTAGATTGTCTTCCTTGCCGGTACCGGTCATGTCAATCTGGGACCGCCAGGTTTGGCAGGTCTTCGTTAGTTTCAGTGGCACGTAAACGCCCTTCTTCGAAACGTCGAAGTAGGCGCTAGGCATGGATTGAGAGGAAGTGTAAGAAGGTAGGTCCTCAGCGGTGTAAACCTGCACTGGTTGAGTGCAGCTAACAGCGCGAGCACCATCTTCGTACGTAGAAGCGGTGTAAGTGAACGGTATCACTGGCCCTTGAGACACCACTATCGTTCCTTGGTTGGCAAGATCGGGACCGTCTTGAGTAACGGTAACTCCCGCGTATGCCAAACGCCACTGTTGAGCATTCTGCGAAAGCCAGGCGGCTTTTCCTGCATGGTTAGCTCCTGTGATCTGTGCATTCAAAACTTCATAGTTCACATCACCCACAGAGTCGTGGGCTTGAGTCGCCATGAAATTGATTGGATGAGGCAGCAAGGTACTTTCCCAGCTCCAGGTTCCCGTTGCACCAGGTTGTGCGGACAGAGTGAACGTCGTTTGGTAGTTCATACAAAGCGACGTAGCAGCACTCATGTCCGGTATTCCCCGGACTTGGGTCAACGGATCTGAAGGGTGAAGTGCCTTGATACACCAGTCAGCACCGGCTGGGGTCGTACCCATCAGCCACTCCTTAGAACTCATGATCTGTGCTTTTAGTAGTTGCTCCTGCTGCATTCTTAAACCGAGTTAACTTAACGGCCTCGGCCTAGAACAGCGGTGGGTGTAAAAAAGGACACCCACCGCTATTCAAAGTTAAAGTACTGCACAGCAAGTGCCGACGGAATACAACTCGCTAGTAAGCCAACTACAGATTGGCTCAACATATCGATTTGACCCGCCCGTGCAGCGCCTTCAAGCCACTGCATCATTCTACCATAAAGCTCAGCGTACAACTGCTCATCTCCAAACGCAAGTTGACAATACGAAACGAGTTTGGCTAGACGATCAAGTGCATTCGAGGCCTTACGAAAACACGACATCTTTCCACGAAGTCGAGTCGGATCGTAAACGTACGTCGAATAGGAGGTTTGCAAATATGTACGTATGCGAGGGTGAACCGAGACAAAGGATAAGTCAAAGAAATCTAGAGGTTCAATAGAACTAAACTCCAAATACGCTCCGTGCGCATTATAGGTTTGGTTCAATTGAACAGGATTAAATTTCCCTGATCTGTCCGCCCAGACCAAGTCGTCACCGCAACAAAAGTATCTGACTGTTTGCTTAAAATCGGGTATTGACATACCTTCTTTATAAGCATGAAGAGCCATTAAACACATTTGTGCTAACGAGTTGTCTGTAGAAGTTAAGAAATGCCCCGATGGGTTGCCTTTCAAGTTGAACAACCAGCCGCCTACAGTGGTGTAACCATTGTACATGCGACGGTAATACTCCTTGACGGCCTTCGGGTCAGGGTGGTCGCGCGAGCGCCACCAACATATGAACTCACAAATAGCAAGTGATAAGTTAGCGTCCCAACGAACACCATCAGCATCGTGTAAAAGACCAAAGTCTTTTAACGACCAGAGGGCATGCGTCAGGTCGACACCAGGTGATTGGTATTGACCAAACATCGGACTTATCAAAATGCAACTAAGTAAGTATATGTTTTGAGTATCGAAAAGACGAGCACCTTCAGCGTAGGATGCGGCATCTTGTGGACGAAAGAAACGAGCGTCTTTTCCAGACGGACGCAATTCGTCTTTAAGAGTTGACCCTATGACGGTTGTATCTTCTGCATAAATACTCAACAGACCTTCGACCCCACCAAAGTGTTCAAAAGCTTCAAGCTTCTTCGAACATCCACACTGGTTAAACGGATAACCAGCAGCTTTTCGTGCGTGATCAGCACTATGAAATAATTCGGAAATCCT